CGGGGGCGAGGGACTGAAGTGGCTGACAACATCGTCGATAAGCTCCGCGCGGCCGGCACCGCCCTGGAGGCCTCGGCTGCGAAGGCTGACGCGAATGACCACACGCGGTTCACCACCGCCGAACGCACCATCGTGCGCGTCTCGGAAGGCAACGGCTACGTTCCCCTGCTGGAGATTCACCAAGCCAGCCTCGTGGTCGATCCGGACGTGGCGCTCTACATCGACGGCATCCGCTGGAGCGTGGTACGTCGCCGTGTGGATGTGGACTCCGACGGCAGGGCCATCACCACCACGATCACCGTCGTGCCCTACAGCGACTGACGTCGAACAGTCGTTCGGGCTATCCTGAGGCCACCCGCACGCAGCGACGACAGGAGGCGCCGTGAACCGCTACTGGGCCATCTGGTTCACGCTGGCCTTCGGCACGTTCATCGTGCCCGAGACCATCGCCATCGTGCGGAACAGGACGCAGGACACGCTGTCCGGCGCCATTTGGAACCTGGAGCGGCTGAAGGTTGGGCAAGGCCCGTGGGGATGGACCGCCGCGCACTTCCTGTTCACCGGGGCGTTCATCCTGCTGACGCTGTGGCTGATCGGACACTTCGGGTGGGGGCTGTGGCGATGACAGCACCGGGACGCAATCCCTCGTACAAGCGCATCACCGACGCACAGATCGTCCGCGCCGTGGAGAACGTCACGGCTGGCACCTCGCCCATGTCCAACCTGATGGCCGCTACCGGCTACCCGCTGGATAAGTGCCTGCTCGCACTCGACCACGCCGAGAAGCGCGGACTTATCGAGCGTGACGAGGTGCTTGGCGGCCACGTCGTCAACGCGCAGCGGATCCGGACAGTTGCATGACTGGACACAAGGGACTGGACAGTGGCCGGCCGCCGCAGTGACCCAGCGCGCAGCGTTGATCTGGCCGAGCTTGACCTGAAGGTCCTGAAGCTCGTCACAGACGAGGGCAAGTCGTTCCGCCAGATCGCTGCCGAACTCGACATCTCGAAGTCCTACGCACACCTGTGCTTCAAGCGCGCCATGACACGCATCGACGAGGAGATCGCCGCTTTGGCGCATCGGTACCTACGCGAACACCTTGCCGAATGCCAGGCCGACCGTGTGGCCGTGCTCGAAGTGCTCCACGCGGACCACATCACCGTCTCCAACGGCCAAATCGTGCGCCTCGATGGCCAGCCGATCACCGACTATGCGCCCGTGTTGGCTGCGGTCGATCGCATGTTGAAGATCCGGGATCAGGAAGCCGGCTACTTGGGGATCAAAGCCAAGACCGAGGTGAACGTCTCCGGCGGCGTGAGTTACCAGCTGGTAGGGGTAGACCCGAAGGATCTTGTTTAGCGGTTCTGACCTGCTAGAACTGGTAGAATCAGGGTCATGACAGACCCCGGCGACGGCTGGCACCGCCCCGGGGCGCGGAGAACACCTGAAGAGAGGTGGCCTCATGGCCAAGGATATCTGCAAGGTCGACGGATGTGAGCGACCAGCCTGGTCGCGCGGATGGTGCAGCTCCCACTACACCCGCTGGAGAATGGCTGGCGACCCAGGCAGGGCCGAATTTCGCCGCCGCGGCGGCAGCGACGCCATGTGCGAGTTCCCGAGCTGCGGGCGCAGGCACGAGGCGCAGGGCTACTGCCCTGGGCACCTGTACCAGCTGAAGAAGGGGCGTGAGCTGACACCCCTTACGCCCCGGTTGAAGACGACCGTTCGCGACGAGCAAGGGCGCAAACAGTGCCGGCTGTGTTGCGAGTGGCTCCCCGTCGAGCTCTTCTATGCCAACCCCACCCCCAAGGATGGCTTGCACAACCGCTGCATACGCTGTGCGCGAGACGAGAAGTACATCAGGGACTACGGCATCACCGCCGACGACTACGAGGCACTGTTGGAGCAGCAGGGTAACGTTTGCAAGATCTGCCACCGGCCGGAGCGGAATGGCAAGCAGTTGTCGATAGACCATGATCACACCTGCTGTCCGGGCCGCAAGTCTTGCGGTGGGTGCATTCGCGGCTTGCTGTGCAACCGTTGCAACATGGGTATCGGTTACCTGGGCGAAGACCTTGACCGCCTGCAATCAGCAATCGACTACCTGGCGGCCAACCATGGCAGCTAGCCAGACCGTCGTTCGCTTTGAACCCCGCGGCGCGGCGCTGGAGATTTTCCGCGACAAGGCCTCGTCCGAGATCCTGATGTCCGGCGCGGCCGGCACCGGCAAGTCCGTCGCCGCGCTCATGCTTGTACACCTAGCGTGCCTTGAAAACCCGGGCATGCGGGCGCTGCTGGCCCGCAAGACGCATGCCTCCCTAACCGCGTCTACGTTGGTGACGTTCCGCAGCAAGGTTGCGGCCGAAGCGCTTGCGGCTGGCCTGTTGAAGTTCTACGGCGGGTCCGCGCAGGAACCTGCCTCGTTCCGCTACAAGAACGGCTCCGTTGTAGTTGTTGGCGGTCTTGACCGACCGTCGCGGCTGCTGTCGACCGAGTACGACGTGGTGTTCATTGACGAGGCGATTGAGGTTACCGAAGAGGACCTGGACACTATTGTTACCCGCCTGCGTAACGGCCGCTGGTCGCGGCAGCTGCTGTTGATGGCCACCAACCCGGGCGCCCCCACCCATCATCTGAAGAAGCGCGTTGATGCCGGGCGTTGCCGGATCCTTTACAGCAAGCACGAGGACAACCCCCGCATGCACGATGGTACCGACTGGACGCAGTACGGCCGCGAATATCTGGCGCGGCTTGACACTCTGACCGGAGCCCGGTATCAGCGGATGCGGAACGGCCTGTGGGTCAGCAGCGAAGGGATCATCTACGAGGGCTTTGACCCCGCCATCCACGTCATTGACCGGTTCGATACGCCACAGGGCGCTACCTGGTGGGTCACGGTCGACTTCGGGTTCAACCATCCCTTCGTGGCGCAGATTTGGTGGGAGGACGGCGACGGGCGCCTGTACCTCTTCAAGGAGATCTTCAAGACCGGCGTGCTCGTTGAGGACCACGCTCGGCAACTCAAGTCGGCGCTGGAGCAGCTGAAGATCCGACCCCGCGCGGTAATCTGCGACCACGACGCTGAAGACCGCGCCACCCTGGAGCGCCACCTCGGCATGGGTACCCGGCCAGCGAAGAAGACCGTTTCCGACGGCATTCAGGCCGTCCAGTCGCGGCTTCGAGTGCAGGGCGACGGCAAGCCGCGCCTGTTCATCCTGCGCGACGCACCGGTGAAACGGGACCAGTCCCTAGTGGATGCGTCGAGGCCGGCGAGCACCGAGGAGGAGTTCCCGTCATACGTGTGGGCGGTGAAGCCCGGCGGCATCGTGAAGGAAGAGCCGCTCAAGGAGATGGACGACGGCATGGACGCTATGCGGTACATGGTCGCGGAGAAGGATCTGGTCGGTACGGTTCGGTACCGGTCGTTCGGCCGGTAGCGCGGCGGCCGGAGCGCGTTGTTCCGACGTGGCGTTTCCCGGATGATCTTATCCGCATAATGTCACTTATGCGGAGTCGTTCATGCAATAGGTGCGACCCGGTGTTTGCGCAAGACTGTGGATCCAGCGGGCCTCGAACCCGCAACCCCGGACAGTCGCTGACGCGACCGGGCGCCGTATCTCCGGAGCTCTACCAGTTGAGCTATGGACCCGTTGTCCGGTATGCAGGGATTCGAACCCTGGTTTCCGCCGCCGGATTCACCGCCGTGCGTCGCTCGTGCGCACTCCCGACGCGGGCTTTGGTTCCGTTTGCGCTGCGACGGCGTCCTAGGCCGCTGGACGACACCGGGTTTCAGGGTACCGCGCCATCCGTGTCGAACCGTAGCAACAAAGCGACGGCGGTCCTGTTGCTGCGGGGCCGCCGTCATGGTGTGCGCCCCAGATCCCCATCTCGGCTCGCCACCTGCTGTGTCCAGTGTCCCGCGCGCATCGGCGTGGATCCAGCGCTCGGACAAGCCCGGACAGACGCGCACCCACTTTCGAACAAGCGTTCCCGTGCGCTACCTTGTTCGTATCGCGAACTGATGCACTAAGCAATCGATGTAGTCTGCAACGGTACGCGATCCGAACGGATTCGGATTGTGGGAGGCGGCCATGGCATCGATCACCGCAGCCCACCTCGACGCGCCCCGCACCGGCAGTGGCGCCCGGCAGCGGGTGCGTGCAGCGCTGGCTCAGGCGAGGAGCCGCGCAACAGCCGCGGTCAGCACGGTGAGGCTTAGCCCCGTGCTGACCGTCGGCGGCTTGTCCAGCGCCGTTGCATCCGCCTGGACCACCTTCGGACTCGGCGCCGGACTGGCCGCCCTATCCGGCGCGTTCTTCCTGTTCGACTGGTCGCGCGACCAATGAGCCTCATCGGCAAGCTTGCCCGCCCCCGCAACGCCAGCGGCAAGCCGCCGATCCCCCTCGACAACGGCCGCGCCATGCGACGCGGCCTCATGTACAACCTCGGCGCCGGACGCCAAGACGGCGAAACCTTCATGCGCCAATACGGCATGTCCGGCACCCTCTACGGCATCGTCAGCCTCCTGGCCGAATCCGCAGCCACCCCCGAATGGCACCTCTACAGGAAGCAGCCAGTCGACGGACGCCGCCGCTACTCCACCGGCGACCAAGGCTCAGACCAGCGCATCGAAGTCGTCCAGCACGCCGCCATCTCCCTGTGGAACTCCCCGAACGACTGGCACTCAGGCTTCGAGTTCCGTGAAGGCGCGCAGCAGCACGAGGAACTCACCGGCGAAACCATGTGGGTCCTGGACGTCGAAGCCGGATTCCCCACCTCCATGTGGTACGTCCGCCCCGACCGCATGGAACCCGTCCCCGACAAGGACAAGTTCCTTACCGGCTGGATCTACACCGCCGCCACCGGCGAGCAGATCCCGCTGAAAGCCAACGAAGTCATCCAGGAGAAGCGGCCGGATCCGCTGGACCCGTACCGCGGCGCCGGCCCGGTCGCGTCGATCCTGCCGAACATCCAGCAGCAGCGGTACGCCACCGAATACCAGCGGAACCTGTTCCTCAACGGCGCAGACCCCGGCGGCGTCATCACCGTGCCCAGCACGCTCACCGAGCCGCAGTTCGACGAGCTCGTGGACCGCTGGCGCGAATCCCACCGCGGCGTTGCCCGCGCCGGCCAGATTGGCGTGCTGGAGAACGGCGCGCAGTGGACGGCGAACGCCCACTCCAACAAGGACATGGAGTACGGGCAGCTGCGCTTGGCCAACCGCGACGAGCTGCGCGAGGCGTGGCGGATCCACAAGGCCATGATGGGCACGTCCGACGACGTCAACCGCGCCAACGCCCAGACCGCGCAGGAGGTGTTTGTTGCCTGGCAGGTGATTCCGCGCCTGAACCGGCGTCGCGACACCCTCAACTCGAAGCTGCTGCCGCTGTTCGGAAGCACCGGCAAGGGCGTCGAGATGGACTACGACGACCCGTCACCGGTGAACGCCGAGACCGCCGCCAACGAGCTGCTCCAGAAGGCACAGGCCGCGCAGGCGTTGCTGTCCACCAACCAGTTCAACCCGCGCGACGTCCTCGAAGCCGTCGGGCTGCCCGACATGGAACTGGCGGACCTCCCGGCGGCCGCCACGCCGCTGCCGACCGTCCCGGACGCCACCCCCGCACAGAACCGCGAGCGCATCGCCATCTACGCCGCCGCGCCCCCGCCGCCCGCGCCCCCGGCCCAGCCGCAGCAGCCGACACAGCAGCAGGTCCAGCAGATCGACGCCCAGTGGAAGGCCGCTGTCGCGCTGCTCGTCGCCGCGTGGCTTGCGCACGTGCTGCCCAGCTGGAACAAGACCCTGATCAAGCAGGTCCGCGAGCGCATCGCCGCCGGGAACCTGCCGGGCCTGGCCGCACTGTCGATCCCGGCCGACGACATCGCTGCCGCCGCCGAGACGATCCTCGCCCACACTGAGCCGTTCGCGCAGGCCGCAGCGAAGCAGGCCGCTTCTGAGGCCGCCGAGCGCGGCGCTGGCGTCGTCACCCCGCACACGCCGTCGCACGCCGAGCTGGCGGCCGCCGCCCGCACCTCCGCGCAGTTGCAAGCCCAGCAGGCCGCGCTCACCGCAGGCCGTGAGGCGTCCCGCCTTGCAGGTCCCGAGGCTGATGCCGAAGACGTCGCCAAGCAGGTCGGCGAGTTTCTGGACGGCCTGTCCGACGCCGGCCCGACCGCCGCAGCATCGCAGGTGATGTCCGCGGCGCAGAACCAGTCCCGCATCGCCACCATCGCCGCCGGACCCAGGGCGCAGATTGTCGCCACCGAGATCCACGACAACAACACGTGCCTCGCCCCCGAAACGACCGTCACGACTCGACGCGGCTCGGTGCGCGCGGAAGAGGTACGGCTTTCCGACAGCCTTCTGACGCACTCGGGGCGCTGGGTCAAGCCGTCCCGCATTGTGGTCTCCCGCGTTAACGAGGATCTTGTCGTGCTGCGACTGCGGGGGGGCGTGCAGCTGCGAGTGACGGCCGACCACCCTCTACTTGTCCATGAGGGTGGCGACGTTGTCTGGCGATCGGCGGGACAGATTGCCCCCGGCACGCTCGTAGTCGCCCAGGAGAGCGTCGAGGGCGGCCGGGAACTCGGCGTCCCGGATCTGGTGCTCGGGGAGGCGCCAAACGGTATAGCCGCGCCCTTCGAGGTCAGCAGTCTTGCGGCGGTCAACATGCGGGCGCAGCGAGTGCCAGTAGTCGCCGTCCGCCTCGATGACGAGAAGGTCGCCAACGAGGAAGTCAACGACCCACGGCCCGATCGGCGCCTGGATGCTGAACCTCAGCGACGCGGACTCCAAACATTCGCGCGTCCGACGCTCAATGCTCGTCTCCAATCCGCTGGCGACGTAGCAGGCTGCGGAGCAGTAGCGACGTCTACCGCCCTTGGAAGGTGTCGTTCGGAATTCGGTGCCGCACTTCTCGCAGGTCACCAGCACCGGCGGTCTCCTGCACGTTTCGCAGCAGTAGCCCCGGTTCTGGGTGCGACTGAAGCGGAATGTCGCACCGCAACGCCGGCAAGTGCCGTTACGCCCGCGAGCCACCGAGGAGCACTCCTTGGAGCAGTAGGTGTAGCGGCTCGCGGTGGAGATGGTGACGTCGAAGTTCTTTCCGCAGTGGGGGCAAGTCTTCGTCGTGCGCCGCAACGGCGGTCCGAGCTTGGCTCGCAATTCGGGATCAGCGAACTTACATGCCTTCGAGCAGTAAATCGCGCGGTAGCGGGTTCGAGCGCCGATTTCATGCCCGCAGACCTTGCAGAGCTTCCGGACGGCTTGATCGCCGCGCCACTTCCTGGTGGCACAGGACTTGCACCGAGTGGACTGCGGAGCAATAGCCGTTCCGCAGTCAATACACGTCTTATCCACGTTTTCAGTGTACAGGAAACGGCCCGAGAGCCTTACTGCGGAGACGTCTACGACTTCACGATTCCGGGCGATCGCACCTTCTTTGCCGAGGGCGTCCTGGTCCATAATTGCGACCCCTGCGACAAGATCGACGGCCGCGTGTTCGGGTACAGCGACGACCCCGAGGCGGTGGCCGCCGCGACCGCTGCATACCCGGCGGGCGGATATGTGCTGTGCGAAGGCGGCCCACGCTGCCGAGGTACCGTGTTCGGGGTCTACGGCGGCACCGCGGCCGCCAACCGCGCCCCGGCCCCGGTCCGCGCGGCCAAGGACGCCGCCGCCAAGGCCTTCGCGCAGGAGGCCGAGGACTTCCCCCCGGCCGCGACCGCATGGATGCACCATGCCGACTGGTCCGGGCCGGTGAACGTGCCGCTCGCGCACATCGACTGGACTCCGGGCGGCATGGAAGGCAACGACCCGGACAAGGTCGCAGCGTTCGTGGCGAGGCTTCAGGCCGGCAAGAAACTCAAGCCGGTGCTGCTGGTGAAAACCCCCGGCAGCGACCAGCTCCAGCTCGTCGACGGCCACCACCGCTTCCTTGCCGCGGCTGAGCTGAAGGCCCCGGTGCGGGCGTTCATCGGCGTTGTCGACGCCGACCACGGGCCGTGGGAGTCGATGCATGACCACCAGTACAGCGGCACGTCCGACATATCGAACCAGGCCGCGAACACGCCTGCGCTCCGCCTGAACCATGCCGAGCCGCTACGGCGAACCCTGATCAACGGCTACGCGCCAGTGGAACTGGCAGGGAGGCACTGATGCACGGAGCAAGGCCGCTGCGCAGCACGCGGCGACTTCAGAACCTGGCAGGGGTGCTTCCCCGCTGGTGGAAGATCGAGAACAAGGCCGCGGTGGGCGGACCGGCGATGATCAGCATCTACGACGAGATCGGGCTGTACGGCGTGTCTGCCGGCGACTTCCTCGCCGAGATGCGCGAGATCCCCGGCGACATCGAGATGCACATCAACTCCCCCGGCGGCGACGTCTTTGACGGCATCGCGATCTACAACCAGCTGAAGCAGGCGCAGAAGCGCGGCACCGTCCACATCGTCGTCGACGGTCTGGCGGCCTCCGCGGCGTCGTTCATCGCGCAAGCAGCGTCCCCGGGTCACCTGGAGATGGCACCCCACTCGCAGATGATGATCCACGACGGGTTCGCGATGGGCATCGGCAACGCCGCCGACATGCGCGAACTGGCCGACCAGTTGGACAAGGCCTCCGACAACATCGCCTCCATCTACGCCGAGCGCACCGGCAAGCCGGCAGACCACTGGCGGGCGATGATGCGCTCGGAGACCTGGCTGTCCGACTCCGAGGCTGTCGCCGCGGGCCTGGCCGACCGGGTCCAGGGTGCCGACAGCGGCCCCCAGGACGGCTAGGACCTGTCGGTGTACAACAGCCGCCCCGGCAAGGTCGCCG